AGAGAATTTTTTCGTAGTGGTAATGTATTTGTTTATAAATTAAATGCTGAATTTACTAAGCAAGACATGAGGGTATTATCAGATTTAATTACCACAGAAGCTAAAACTGGGGAAGTACCTGTTAGATATATAATTTTAAATCCTGCGGATATAGAAGCTATTGGTTCCGCATCGTTTATAACGCCGAAATATATTAAGATTTTGAATGATTTTGAAATGCAAGTGCTTTCTAATCCATCAACGGAGCAAGATAAACAATTAGCTCAAAGAGTTCAGAGTATAAAAAATTTTAAAACAAGTGGAAATTTAACTCCAGCTAATCAATATATGGTTTTTGAATTAGCTCCTGATAAGTTTGTATCTGTATTCTATAAAAAACAAGACTACGAGCCATTTAGTGTTCCTATGGGTTTTCCTGTTTTGGAAGATATCAATTGGAAAGCTGAACTTAAAAATATGGATATGGCAGTAAGTCGGACTATCCAACAGGCGGTATTACTTGTTACAATGGGTAACGACGAGGTCGGCATGCCAACAAAAGATCAAATAAGTAATTTGAGAAAAATATTTGAAAACGAAAGTATTGGGCGCGTTTTGGTCACGGATTACACAACAGATGTTAATTTTAAAATTCCAGCTATTGGGGATATTTTAGACCCTAAAAAGTATGAAGTTGTTGATAGGGATATAAGATATGGACTTAATAATGTTCTTTTTGGTGAGGAAAAATATGCGAATACTTCTACTAAAATAGAAGTCTTTTTATCAAGATTAAAACACGCCAGAGAGACATTCTTAAATGAATTTTTAATTCCAGAAATGAAAAAAATTTCAAAAGATCTTGGTTTTAAAAATATGCCAATAGCTAGATTTAAAGATGCTGATTTCAAAAATGACGTTAATACTTCTAGGGTTTACTCTCGTTTAATTGAGTTGGGAGTTTTAACGCCAGAAGAGGGCATTACCGCAATAGATACAGGAAGATTACCCCTCCCAGAAGAAAGCATCGATTCTCAGAAAAAATTTGTTGAGTTACAGGATCAGGGTTTATACCAACCACTATTGAATAAAAATATGCAGCAAGGAGCGAACGCAGGCAGACCTTCTGGTAGTTCTGGTATACAGAAGACAGTAAATACTCCAAAAAATATAGCAAATTCTTCTATTAATAATTCAGATAAAATTATAGACGCTAATTTAATAAATAAAAATCTTATTTTATTTGATAAATTATTGGTAGAAATAGAGTCTGTATTGAAAGCTAAATTTAATAAGAAAAAATTAAATGAGGAACAAAAACATATTGTTACTACTATCGCAGAAACTATAGCTTCAAACGAGAAGCCTAATGATTGGATTGAAAAAGTTACTTTATATATTTCAAAGCCATCTATTTCCACAAAAAATATCCATAAGATATCAGAAATAGCAGAAGCACACGCCGTTGATTATAAAACTGCAATTATGATTTTTCATAGTATATAGATTGTTTATTTTTAGTGTATAATATTATTTATGAGTTTAAATTTTCCAAATTCTCCAAGTATAGATCAAACTTTTACAGGTAACGCTAAGGGTACAATATGGAAATGGGACGGATATGTTTGGGATCTATATTCTATTTCTTCTTCTGATGTAAAGATTTCAGGATATGTTGCTAATTCAGAAACTGGCGCGTTCTACCCTGCTTCAAATCCGAGCGGATTTATAACTGGCGTAAATCTATCAAGTTACGTCACCAACTCGCAAACTGGTGCGTTCTACCCTGCTTCAAATCCGAGCGGATATGTTAGCAGTACGCAAACTGGCGCGTTCTATGCAGCTTCAAATCCGAGCGGGTACATTGGGTCTGCTGGCTTAGCGAACGTAGTTTCTATAACAGGCACTCAAACTATAAGTGGCAGTAAAATATTTATCGCGCCACCCTTGGAGACTAAAGCCACTCCAACTATTTCCGCTGGAGCTTTGACGTTAGATCTAAGCTCGGCTTCATTGTTTTATGTAACTTTAAATTCAGCCGTCACCATCACATTAACCAATATTCCAACTTCTCCAAGAGTTCATTCGTTTACATTGCAATTTGTAGGTGATAGCACGGCTAGAACTGTTACGTGGCCCACTAATACAAGATGGGCGGGTGGCACTCCACCTACACCCACATCAGCACTCAATAAAGTAGATACTTTTACATTTTTAACTCATGATGGAGGGTCTAATTGGTTTGCATTCGTAAGTAATCAGAATCAATAAAATATATGAAAAAATATTGTTTAGTAAAAAATGGCAAAGTTGAAAAAGTTGGCGGACTACCAACTAACTATGAAAACGTGTCTAATTTTTATCTTTTTTCTGATGAAGAGGCTAGAAGTTATGGTTGGATTCCAGTTGTTACAATTTCTGAGAATAAAGAAATTCAAGAAAGCGTTGAATATATTATAGAAGAAAATTTTGTAAAAGAAATTATTACAACAAGAGATAAAACAACTGAAGAAATTGAAAAAGAAAACCAATCTCAAATTGAAGCTAAATGGCATTCTGTTAGATTTAAAAGAAACAATTTGCTAAAAGAATCTGATGTTGAAATTTTACCTGATAGATGGGAAAATATGGATTTACCAGTAAAAGCAGCGTGGTCACTATATAGATCACAATTAAGAGATATCCCGCAGACATTTTCTAATCCTGATGGCGTAATTTGGCCTACTAAACCATGAGCTTTGTTTCTAGAAAATTATTAACAAATTCAAAATCTAATCAAATTGTAGTAAAAAATTTATCTACTTTAGTTGTTACTGATGATACACTATCTTCAATTTCCTCAGACACTAATAAGTTATTAATATTAAAACCAAAAGCACAATTTGTACCAACCTCTGGAAATAGTTCTTATGAACATTTGTTCAATATAGCTTCGGTCACGTTGGTTAGTAATTCTTATAATAATGTATTCAATAACATAGTTTTAAATGATATAAACGGTGATGGTTCAGAATTCGAATCAACATGGAATTCAATCATAACAACGCCCCAAGCCTATGTAAGAGCTATTAGATCTGAGTTTTTATATGAAAACTCTTCCGCATGGACTATGTATTTTTATTACGGTACGGACACTACCCCTATTATCGAATTGACGTTGAATCTAGTCCCAGATTCCTTCTCCATAAATTGGGACTCGGTTTTTCCGTTTACTGGTTGGAAATATGCAAATCCAGATTATGACGGAACAAATGATGAATATATTTCAATAGAAACTACTTTTTCTGTAACTAAAAAAGCTGATGTAAATATTCCTAATATCTATGACGTAGAACTATACGATATTCCGCCTTATTCAATTAGTGGTTTCGTGCAAACACCAGTTTGTCATGTTTTAGATAAACAAGTAAATGGATTTATTTTATATTTATTTTATAACAGAAAAGAGTATAGAAGATATCAGTCTACTACAAACACATGGTCAAATTTAGTAATCGGGACTGGAAATATAACTAGTTTGTATAATGCGACAATCTATTCGACGAGCCTTAGAGTAATAACCAACTTGGGGATTTATACATTTAATGGTAGTAGCTGGGCGTTAACGCTATCTGGAGATTTTCAGTCATTCGATATGAGCCAACCAGATAATAGTATCGCTGCTTCTATAATTAAAGACAATGGGGCGGATTCTAGAATCTGGCCAGCGAGTGGTTCTACATGGGTTTCATCTTTGAGTCAAGTACACGATGCCAAAATTCCTAATACATTTTCATCAAGAGAACAAACGGTTATAAGCACAAATGGTAGATTAATAAAATACAATAATAATTACAACTTAAATGATTCTTTAAATTTATCGATAGCAGATATCCAAAATGCATTCGTTTTAAGTAAACCTGCTTTAGCGGGAGGTTCGGTTAAGTATGCTTTGTTTGTAACAACAAATAATCAAAATGTTCCGAATAAAGCTATTTTACTAGGTCTTTTGGGTGTAGTAGATAATTTATCAATAATAAATTTAGGAGAGCATGATTATGTAAATAATATTTATATAAACAAAGAACAATGGACAACTGGATGGAGGGATAATTCAACTGGAATATCATTAATTTTATCTAAGGACGGTAAGATAGGTTATTCATTAAATTTAGAAAAATGGAGAGTTGAAACGCCATTAACAAGTAGCAACACATGGATTAATTTAAGGAAAGTTCTTTAATATGCTTAACCCTAGAAGATTCAGACATAATAGAAAATTATTATCAGCTAATATAATCACACCTGTTACGTTTGGTGCTAATAAAATAGCTGTTGGTACTACTCACGGTTTAGCTGTAATTAATAATAATGTGTATGCCTGGGGGGAAGGTGGACTAACTGGTACTTACAAAACAGTACCAACCGGACTTCAATCGGCTCTTACGACAAAAACTCCAATAAGTGTTGCTGCTGGAGATTCCGTATCAGTTGTATTATTTTCAGATGGAACTGTATATACTTGGACAACTAGTTCTACGACAAATTTTACTTCTACTTGGACTGATATTACTCAAATCTGTTGTAGTTTTGGAGATGGTATAGGAACACATGTTTATGGATTAAAGTCAGATGGAACTGTTATTAGCTACAATCCTTATAGTATAAGTGGAACTACATGGAATGTTCCAGCCGGATTATCTAATGTTATTAAATTAAGTAAAGGACTTAGACATATGGTTGCCTTAAAATCTGATGGTACTATAGTTAATTGGGGACCAACAGCTACTCTAGTATCAACATCATTATATTGGCAAAATTTTTCAATTTTTACTAATATTAAAGATATATTTGCTGGTGCATATTGTACATATGGAATAACAAATAATAACCAAATAATAAAAACTGGTTTTAATTTTACTTGGAGACATCAAACAAATTCTCCCAATTTGTCTAATATTAGAAAAATGTCTTTTGGTTATATTCATGGTATAGCATTAAGAGAAGATAAGACTGTAATTTTATGGGGTGATAATTTTCATAATCAGAGGGATTTACCATCAAGTTTTATAAATTCTAATGTAGTTGATGTAGCGGCAAATGCGTATACAACTTATATATTAAAAGAAAATGGTAAAATTTATGGATTAGGACATGATAAGCACGCACAAATAGCGAGCATTCCAACAGAGTTAGTAGATAATTCGTATATTCCATATGTTGATGACCTTGGCACTCTAACAGTAAGTGATAGTAGTGCTGGTACTGCCAGCTCCGGTGTGGATGCTCCAAATATTATAATACTATACGATAGCTCGGCAGCTGCTAGTAGTGGCGATCCTTATTATACTACAGTTTTAAGTTTTGATGGTATGAGGCTTAGTCGTGGCGCACAAATGAGTGGTAAAATAAATAAGATCTATACAAGAAACGATGGTAAATATTTAATAGTTGGTGATTTTATTACAAATGATGCAAGTACCACCCCAAAAGCTCTATGGGGAACATCTGTTATTAATACTCCAACCTCTAATCCAACTAATAGCACAACAACTAATCCAATTTTTAATAGTGCGGCTTGTGGTGGATTAAGCGTGAGATGGTATGGCACAACAACAGCATCCCAAGATCGAGGCCCATCAATCAGAGTTGCATATATTTTAAATACAACAGAAGTTGCTGATTCAACAAATGCGAATTATTTTTTTCTTGGTGGTAATTTCAATACAATTCTTTCTGGTGGAGTACGCTCACAATATAGTAAAATAGCGGTTTTTACAAATACGGGAGCCTTACCAACAAGTGGTGAATTTTTTACTTTTAATAATTTTATTAAAAATTCGGGAGGATTCTATAGTTATTCAAACTATACTAACACCATTAATGGGGTACAAAGTGCTGATGACACAACTCTTATTAATGATATAAAAGTTTTTATTACATCCACCGGAGAAAAAAGAGTGATTGTTGGTGGGCAATTTGTTTATTATAAATCTTCACCTAGTATGTGTCGTGGTATATGCGCCTTAAGATTTAATGGTACAGCTTTTAATTCTAGTCTTACTGATGGGTTTATGGGGAGTTTAAATGGCGATGTTAATAATATAGTAATAGATAATAATAGTAAAAAAATTTACGCAGGAGGAACGTTTACAATTCATTCTAGGTCCACTACAAATACATCTACGCCTTATATAGTTAAATATAATGAAAATGGAACTTTAGATACTGCTTTTTTAACAAATTTAGGAACAGGATTTAATGGCGAAGTAACAAGTATGACATTATTACCAGAGAATAGAATTGTAATTGTTGGTGCTTTTACGTCATTTAAAGGGTCAACCGCTAATCGTATAATATGTTTAAATGAGAATGGAACTTTATATTCATTATTCAACTTAAACTTGGGGTCTGGAGCGAATAATACAATTTCGGAAGTACAATACAGTTCAGCATTGCAAAAAATTTATTTATCTGGTCGTTTCACTTCATTTAATAATCAACCTGCACATTATGTAATTAGATTAAATTTAGATGGAAGTATAGATAAAAAATTTGTAACTTATATAGATGATCCATCAGCTCCAAGTGTAACTACCTCAACTAGAGGGGGCGGATATAGAGCTGATCGTTTTTATTATGATAATGAATTGGATTTTACGACTGGCTTGCCAACAAATGCACGTTCAATTCTGGAGGTTTATTAATACTATGAATAAATATTTTTTTTATTATTACCGTAATGTACGGTTTATACCGAAAAATAGTGTATAATATTATTTATGAGTTTAAATTTTCCAATCCCTCTGACTTTAAATGAGACTTTTACCGGAAACGGTATAGTATGGAAATGGGATGGATATGTTTGGGATATAGATTATCCTCACGGCGTAAATCTATCAAGTCACGTCACCAACTCGCAAACTGGCGCGTTCTACGCCGCTTCAAATCCGAGCGGATTTATAACTGGCGTAAATCTATCAAGTCACGTCACCAACTCGCAAACTGGACAGTTTTATGCTGCTTCAAATCCTAGCGGATTTATTCGCAATACTCAAACTGGCGCGTTCTACGCCGCTTCAAATCCGAGCGGATTTATAACAAGTCCTGGAAGTATTATTAGCCGTGGAACAGCAAGTGTAACAACTACATCTATTACTGCAAGTGGAACTTTTAATGGTACTGTTGATTTCGGATGTAAATCTTACGGACTTCTTTCTGTGAGTGGTGCTTCTGGGGCTTGGGTGAAACTCTATTACGATACAGCTAGTAGAACTAATGACTCTACTCGTACAATCGATCAAGACCCAGGTTCGAATGTGTCGCTAATGGCAGAATGTTTATCAACTGGTACTAGTGCCATCAGATTTGCTCCAACTACAATTGGATACAACGAAGGAACTAGCAATTTAATTCCGATTGCAATTGGTAACACAAGAAATACAGCTGCAACATATACTGTAACATTTGACTTCTTAAAACTAGAACTATAATGGCCGAAGAGTTAAAAGAATACATCGTATCAGTAGAAGACAAGAGTCAGTTAGACTCTCTATATGAAAAGATGGAGTCTAGCGGTGGCTCTGAGTTTGTTCCGGATCGTAAAGTCGATGTCGCTCATCGCAGACCAATGAGTAGAAATACTCATTATATGTTAACCGAAAGCGAGGCTCAGAGCTTAATAAATGAAGAAGGTATTATTAATGTAGAAATAGCTCCAAGCGAAATTGGAGCAAAACCAAGACCCCACTGGATACAAAGATCTTCAAATTGGGATAGATGTGGTAATCAAAATGGTAATGATGTTAATTGGGGTTTACTTAGATCCAGTTTAGATAAAAATATTTTAAACTGGGGGGCGTCTTTTTGCTCACCTGGAGATAGAGAAATTATTAGCTCGAGCGATGGTTTAAATGTAGATGTTGTTATTTCGGATGGAATGGTAAATCCAGCTCATCCAGAAATGGCATTAAATCAAAATGGAACTGGTGGAACTAGGGTGATTCAATACAATTGGCTTCAACATAGACAGCAGGTTCAGGGCGTAGCGAATGGAACATATGTTTATACTCCATATAATGATACCAGTAACGCTGATAGAACTGCGGATAACAATCATGGTATGCATGTTGCTGGTACTGTAGCTGGAAATAGACAGGGTTGGGCAAAAAGAGCTAATATATATAATATTAATCCATATTCAACTGATGTTAACGCCGTAGCAGACCTTTTCCATTTTGATTATATTAGAGCTTTCCATAAGGCTAAGTTGGTAAATCCAGTAACAAAAGTTATAAATCCTACAGTAGTAAATGCTAGTTGGGGATATAGCTCAAGCTTACCAATAACACAAATAAACAGAATTGTTTTTAGAGGTACTACAATTAATGGACCATTTACAGCATCTTTGGCAACTTTCGATAGTTTATTTAGAAATTATAATATAAGTAGCGATGAAATTTCTGATGTTATATTGGCATATAGATATAATGCTCTAGATATTGATATACAAGACGCTATAAACGATGGTATTATAATAATTAGCTCTGCCGGAAATGCGACAACTAGAATAGATATTAACGGTGGCGCTGAATGGAATGATGCTGTAGTAAGCGCAAGTAACCAGACATATAATTATCATCGTGGAGAGTCTCCATCATCTTCTTCTACTGTGATATGCGTTGGGGCTATCGATGAATATTCAGATAGCGTTGAAATGAAAGCTTGGTATAGTAACTATGGCCCTAGAATAGATGTATGGTCGCCAGGAAGTTCTATTATTAGTTCTGTTCATACTGGTGGTATTACTGACCCAAGAAATAGTAGTTTTCGTTTAGATAAATATAGCGGAACTAGTATGGCTTCGCCCCAAGTATGTGGCATTATTGCGTGTTTGATGCAAAAATATCCTAGGTTACGCCAAGCTGATGTTTTAAAATTTTTAAAGGAAAAACTTTCTATAAATAATCGTGTTACAGACGATCCGTCTGATGTATATAAAACTTTACAGGGGTCTGTAACTAGATATTTATATAATTATCCACACAAAAGATCAACTGATAGAACAGTTCCAGATCATAACTACATGTTAAGAGAAAATTCTTCAGTAAAGTACCCAAGATTAAAAATTAATAGAAAAATTTAGTATAGTTGATTATCGACTCTAGGTGTAACTAATATAGACGTTCAATTATAGAATTTTAATATTTATGAATAAATATTTTTTATTTTTTTTAATCTTTTTATTATTACCGGCGTGTACGGTTTATACCGAAAAACAATCTCAAGCCCTATCCAGAGCTGTTTACGCAACAAGGGACTCATTTGAAAAAGCGCGCATTGATTTGGCGACAACATATGCGTCTGAAGCTGCGCGAATAGTTAAGCCGCCAAAAAATAAAATTCAAATAACTCCAATTTATAAAACAGTAACAATTCCTGTGGTCGCAAGCTCCGCAAAGCCAAAAGCTCCGATTCAAGTTAATAGACAACGCGTTTTGGTTATTCCTGATGAATATAAAAATGATACTGTTGTTGTCGTTAATTCAGAAGAGTATCAACAATTATTAAAAGACAAAGAAACTTTTGAGCAATTAAAAAGAGATTATGAGCAAACTTTAAAATTCAAGAATGAAGTTGACGATGAGTTGGCAAGACAAGAGGCTTACGCAAATAAAATGATACAGGATCTTAATCGTATGCAAAAACAATTAGTTGAAAAAGATTTGGCGATTTTAAAAAGAAATATTATTATCATTATACTTTTATTAACTATTGGTGGCGCAACTTATCTTAGAATAAAAGGAGTATTATAATATGGACACACTTAAACATTCAATAGCTAAATTTAAACAGTGGCAATACGACCATCCGGCAAAATTTATTTTTTTGTTTGGTTTTGTTACTGGGTTTATTTTGGGGGTTATATTATGTTAGGAAGATTAAAAAATATATTGTCAGACATGACATGGTATTTAAGGTCTGGGGTTGCGCCAACCAATACCAGGGGTATTTCTAACGAGCAAGACTTAAAAAATTTAAACCATATGGCTTCTAGAAAATTTGCAATGACCATGGTTGCAGTATCTATAATTGCATTTATGTACTTTGCTTCTGTAGTTTTATTATTTTTATTTGATAAAGATCCTCATGTTACAGCTTTAGTAAGCATGTATAAAGATATGATCGTTGCAATCGCCAGTATCGCAGCCACTTTAGTTGGAATTCAAGGCTTAGTCGATTGGAGGCATAATTCTGACTCTCAATCAGTTAATTCGAGTAACTATATAGAAGAAAAAAAATATATTGAAGAATATTTATCTGGACCTAAAGATGAAGATTATGAATTAGAAATTGATTTAAAATCGACACAAAAACGAAAGTAATATGAGCAAATTATATAGAGATTATAATTGGGCGCCATTAATTAACTTTGAATCTGGCGGTAGATTATATTA